TGTAGGTGTAGTGTCCCGTTATAAACGGGATCATTACGCCGTATGCGGCTAGGTAGTTTAGTATGCCCGTCTTTACGTAGCTTCCTGTTACCTCGCCTGCGCGGTTCGTTACGCGGGCTATCGGTTCTATGCGGCTTCGTAGCATACGCATAAGGGCTACCCCTAGTGCGTTGTGCTGGAAAATCCGCTTAGCTTTGCCGTCCGCGCCTATTACGCGGTACGTCATGTTTTCCCCTAGCCCCGCTTTTGGCTTGTGCTGTAGTGTTTTAAGCATAGTTATTACGTGGCTAGTTGGTAATTTTTGTGCCATTAAGGGCTTCTATCGTCTTGTCGGCTGCCTTGTCCTCCTTTACGGTTTCCTCGGCTGCCGCGGCTTGTGCCTTTTCCATGTCGTATAGCTTAACGGCTTTCGCCATGTCGGCTTCTATAACCTTTTTAGGGGTGTCTAGTGGGTAGCCGTAACTGCGGGGGTGTTTAACCTTTCCGTCTGTTATTACGGCTTCTACGTTTAGGAAGCGCTCGCCCGTCTTGACGATAGTGTCCTTAGTTACGCGCATTACTTCTATGGTGCTCATATTTTCGTGTGTGTTTAAGGTTTCTAATAACGGGTGCGCCCTCGCGCGTTAGGCGGGGTTACCCCCGCCGTGCGCTAGGTGGCTTAGCTCGTAATGAAGCGGTAGGCGGCTAGTGCCTTGCGGCGCTCATCTACTACCTTGGCTCCGTATACGTTTAGTCCCTTGTAAGCCTTTCCGAAGTTTCCTTGCAAGTCCTCTATGCCCGTTTCTACGAACGCCATAGCAAAAGTTATAGCGCTCTTGTGCCCTGCTACTAGCCAGAAGCCGTCCGTGTTGTCGCCTGCTAGCTGTTCGTTCTCGTAGATGTCGAAGCCTGCTAGTCGGGTTACGAAACCGTTACTGGTTCGCTGTTCGCCCTGCGCCGTGTCGCGTACTATTACGCTTTCTGCTAGGAGCTTCTGCATAAAGTAGCTGTTTGCTACTAGCCAGCGTCCCGCTTTCGGGGTCTTGCTTGCGTCTAGCTTCTGCTTTAGCTGTAGTATCGCTGCGTACGCTTCGCCTGCGGTGTCTATGTCTACTGCGGTGTTAGCCTCTATCTCGTAGGTGCTGCCGCCGCTAATAGCCCCGCCTGTGTAGGCGCTTGTTTCGTCGTCCTTGTCGTCCTCTATCACTATTGCCGTAGTGCTAGTGTAGGTCTTAATGCGGTACCATACGCTGTGTCCGTCCGCCTTAAAACCTAGTCCTACCATAGCTGCCGTAAAGGTCGTGCCGCTTCCTGTTACTGCGCCTGTGGTCGTAGTAACGGTAACGGTGCCCGTCGTGTAGCTCGTACCTGTGCGGTTACCCGCTGCGGCGTCGCTGTGCGCTAGCCCTAGTACGTACGTGTCTATCGCCTCTTGGAGCTGTCCGCCTTTCTCTACCATTAGGCTGCTCTCTGGGTCTTTAACGTAACTGGTAAAACGGTCTATGCTCTTAACTCGGAAGTAGTACGCTTTCTGTTGGTCGGTAGCTAGCGTAGCTTCGCTCTCTGTAACGTCGCCTAGTGTTAGGTCGGCGCCGCTGTATGTCTGTAGCCCTTGATCCTCGCTAAAGGTCAAGATATTTAGGCGGGACGCTTTGTCCTTAATTTCGCCCTCGTATTCGTCGTTCGTAATCATTGGGGTAACGCTAGTTTCGAAAAACTTGTTTACCGCCGCTGCTGCGAACGCTTCGGCTAGGTTGTCGCCGTATGCGTCTGTCATGGTGTTTAGTAATTAACTTTCTAAAGTAATTACCGTAACCTTACTGCCCGCCTAGGGCTTGGTTAGGGCTAGTTGCCCGTAACTATTTTTAGCTTTCCTGTACGCGCTAGCGCGTTGTACTTGCGTGGGTCTTTGGTGCGTAGGTCGCGTGCTTGGTCGGGTGTCATTTCTGTAACCGCGTCCCCGTCGCCTCCCTGTCCGCCCGTACCCTGCTCCATTCCGCTGCGCTGGCTTGCGCCGTCGCCTTGGTTCTGGTTATTGCCGTTACCCCCGCCGTTATTACCGCTTCCGTCGCGTAATTTCATGCCTATAAAAGCATTTACTAGTACGTCCATAGGTAGTTTTAGGTTTCCGTCTTTGTAGGCGTATGCCTTAAACTCCTTTTCGTTGTCCGCGATAATCTTATTAGCTGGGTCGGCTTTAAGTACCTCTAGCTGTTCGGTAAACGTACTCTTGTCGTACATTTCCGCCACCATTCGCGCCATTTTAGGGAAACTGCCTACTTGTCTTAGTAGTGCTTTTTCCTCGTCGCTCATGGCTACGAAACTAGGGAAAGCTGCCTCTAGGTCTTGGTCTGTAAAGAACGGTAGCTCGCCTGCGCCGTCGTTGTTACCTTGGTTAGCGTTGCCTCCGTTATTGTCCCCGCTGTCGGCTTTCTTGCCCGTTTTGGGGTCTATACCGTTTGCTTTAAGTACGTCTAGTAGGCGGTTTGCCTCCTTGCTACTCTCGCTAAACTTGGTCTTGTAATCGTCTGCGCCCGCTTGGTTTCCGCCGTCCCCTGCGCCTTGGTTAGCTCCTTGGTTTCCCTTGTCGCCGCCTTGGTTCTGGTTCTGGTTTCCGCCCTGTCCTTGGCTGTTTCCGCCGCCTTGGTTCGCGTTATTCCCGTCCTGTGCGGCTCCTGCCGCTGCGTCTGGGTTTGGGTTGTTATCCGTCATGGTATTTTGTCCGTCCCTTTCGGGGTTAGGTATTAAGTGCTAATGGTTTTTTATGCTCGGCGGTTTACGCCTTTGCCGCTGGCTGCGTTTGGCTGTTTCCAACCTAATGTTTTGCCTGCGCCTACTTTCGGGTACTGCTTCGCTGGCTCGCCGCTAGCCTTGGCTAGTTTCTTGCCTACGTTCTGTGCTGGTACTCCGTATCCTTTTGTGGTTCCCATAGCATTACTGTTAATCTAATAATAATTCTACTCGGTGCCTGCGTCCGCTTCGGCTTTCGCCTTGTCGTCTGCGCGTAGGCGCTCTCGTAGTTCGTCTATCTTGCCGTCTGTTGGCAAGTTGCGGCTTTCTAGTTCCGCTTTTAGGGCTTTGTGTCCGTCTAGCCCTTTTAGCTCGTCGTACTCATCGCCCGCGTTACCGTTGTGGTTGCCTCCCGCTGGCGGGTCGTTCGGCGTATTGCCGCCGCCCTCTGCGGGTTCGCCTACGCCTAAGTCCTCGCGCTCGGCGGCGCTAAGGTACATGCGGCGGGCTGTAAGGAAAGCCTTGTCTGCCGCGGTTAGTGCGTCCTTATCCACGCCTATTAGCCGTTCTAGTCGCTCGCGGCTAGCTCGGTCTAGTTCGGTTCGTGGTAATGCGCTTTTACGTTCGGTAGTCATGGTATTTTATTGGCTATTTATTAAATTGGTAAGTTGGGCTATTAAGTTTTCTCGGCTTCTATTCGGCTCGTCTATAAATGCTACTATCGCCTCGTAGTTTTCTATCCGTGCCGCTATCCGTAGGGCTTTACGTCCCTCGTCCTTTTCTACTGCGTCGCGTAGTTCTTTGGCTAGTACTACGTTCTGCTTAGTTAAAAAGGTTCGTAGGTCGTCTAGCTTTAGTTCTTTGGATAGTACCGCTTCCCATTGGTCGTAGGTTTTCTTTTCGTCGCCGCTTAGCTTCGTGTAGTCCTCTATGCCTAGCTTCTCGCTAATATAGCGCCGTAGTAATCCTAGTCCGTGGGCTGCTTGGTTTTTAATGTTCGTCATGGTTTTCTATATCTAGTTTAGTACTTATATGTCATGTAGGAAAGGGTATTACATGTGCATAACTACCTCCCTGCCCCCGCCGCTGCGTACTGTTGTATAGCCGCTTCCGCGCCGCCGCCCGCGGGTGCTGCTGGCGCTCCCCCTGCGCCGCCTTGTCCTGCCGCCGTATAGTTTGCTACTAGTCCCTGCTCTATATTCTTGGCTTCCTCGTCTTGTATCTCTGCTACTTCCTGTGGCGTTAGGTCTACCATGCCTATTAGGCGTTTCTGTATTGCCTTGCGTAGTGCTTGGTTGTTTGGAAATTCCGCTTGTACTACCTTTAGGCGCTGTATCTCGTCTATGCTCTCGGTTAGGCGCTGCCCCTTATTCGTAATGTTAATCTCGTAGCCCTTGTCGCTTACCCATTGGTCGCGTCCTATTTCGTTTTCCTGTATGCGTCCGTCTAGGGCTTTTTTGTATAGCTTTAGTTTCTTGCCCTCTGGTACGTTCGCCTCTAGCATGCGGTACCATTTTCCTACTAGGCGCTTGCGTGCGCTTTCGTAGTAAAGCGCCATATCGTTAGTGCGGCGCATGGCGTTACCTACGGCTATCTCTATTTCGCCTAGCGTCCTCTTAACGTCCTCTACGGCGCCCTTGTCTATAGCTCCTGTTGCGCTCGCTTTCTCGGCTAGGTTTACTATAAATTGTATGTCCTCTAGTGTGCCGTCTAGCTGTGGTATTTCTACGTTTTGGAATACCTCGCTAGGTTTCGCGGGTAGCGGGTACCAGCCCCATGGTCGTGGTTGGAACGTCGCGGGCGTAAAGCCCTCTATACTTGCGTCGTAGTAGTTCATGCCGAAGCTGCGTAGCGTTCGGTTTTCCATGTACTGGCTTATCCATGTATTTATGGTCTTGTTTGGTACTAGTATTAGGTCGCCTGTGCCGTCGCTCCAGTAGTCGGTTATTTCTAGGTCGTCTGCCCAGCCCTCGTATGGTAAAAAATCTACGCCTAATACGTTTAGTAGCGTGTCTGCCTGTAAAATTACTTCCTCATTTGCTATTAGTACGTAGTAGCGTTGGTACTGCCTTTGCTGTTTATCCCATAGGTACGTAATGTGCCCGTCTAGGCTTACTATCTTGTCGTACCCCTCTAGGTCGGCTATATCCTCTATGCCTAGGCTCTGTAGGCGTTCGTTTTGGTCGCGCATTTGTCGCTTATAGGCGTCGCTGCGCCCCGCGCCGTTTCTCTTTTCGTAGCTCGTCTTTAGCTTTCCCTTTGCTGCGCCGTCGTACTTATCGCTCGTTAGTATTTCGTCTAGCGGCTTGTAAATGTTTGTTTCTACCGTGTAGCGTGCGGTGTCTATGTCCCATGGTTTCGTTTTTGGGTCTACTAGTAGTTCGTATACGTCCTTTACTCCTATGGTAACGGGTATGTCTTTGGTCGTATCTATGTTTAGTACGAAGTGGCTACGTCCGTATAGTTGCTCCTGTTTTTTGTCTACGCGGTCTAGTAGGGGGAAGCTATTATCCTCTGCTGATCTGTTCCATAGCGCGTTTACTATAATCTCTTTGTCTAGGTCGCCTCCCTTATCCTCTAGGCGTATGTCCGTGTCCTCGTTAATTTTGCTGCCTATAGTTTTTACCGTTTCTTTCATTAGCGGTATGTTAATAGCCTGCCTCTGGGTAAGGCGGTTCGTGCGTATTATGTTTCGGTAAAGCTCGTATATCTCGTTCCACGCTTTATGTCGGCGCTTCTGGTATTTAAGCGCTACCTTTTTTTCGTGCTTTAGCTTCTCTAGCAGCTTTTCGCTGTCTATGTTGCTTGGTAGGTTTATTGGTTTGGTAGCCATAGGTGGTTTCTACCCTAGGCTATTAGTATGCGCTGCCTAGGCTTATTCTGCGCCAGTTGGCGTCTGCTATTGTGTTTGCTGCTGTTGCTACGTATAGGTAGCTGGTGTCCATAGCCATTTCCCATATTACGCCTACGGTTCCGTCTACGCCTGCTGTTGTCGTTCCTAGTGTCGCGGCGTTAAATACGTTTGCGGCGTCTACCATAGTTTCGGTAGTTGCTATTGCGTCGCCTACGGTACCCGCTATTTTTGCGGTAAGCGTTGCTACTGTTCCGCTGGTCTTGGCTGCCGTTACGCTCGCGTTAGCTGTCGTGCCCGTACCGTATAGTGTGCCTGCGCCTATGCCTGCGTTTATTGCGTAAACAAAATTATCTATGCTGTCGTCTATCGTTGCGCCTATTTTAATTTCGTCTGCTGCGCCTGTTAGCGTAGTTTTCCATGTGTAAACCTGTGCGCCTACGGTCATGGTTTCGTCGTTGGCTGGTGCTGCTCCGCCTAGGGTTAGCGTACCTTGGCTCGCTACCATAAAGCTGCTTACGTCTACTAGGGTATTGCCGCCGCTTACTGCGCCGTCGCCGCCGTCGAACTCATATACCTCGGTTCCTATCGTAAATGTTTCTCCGTCCTTAACTACTCCCGTTAGGGTAAGGGTTGTGGTTGCTTGTGTTTTTGTACCCGCGCTAATGTCTATTGCTACGTCGCCCGTAATCGCGCTGTCCGCGTCGTACTCGTATACGCGCCCGTCTATAGTAATCGTTTCGCCGTCTATAACTACGCCGCTTATCGTTAGTACGCCCGTAGCTGCTACTGCTCCGCCGCTTACGTCTACGGCTACGTTGCTTCCGCTTACTACGCCGTCGCTGTCTATCTCGTATACTCGGCTACCTATCGTTATCGTTTCGCCCTCTAGTACGTCGCCGCTAATGGTTAGCGTGCCTTGGCTTCCTAGTGCGTTTACTGGCGTTTCGGTTGGTAGGCTAAAGGTCTTGCCTAGCATAGCTATTACGCTTGCTAGTTTGTCGCTTGTTACTGCCCCGTCGGCTATATTACTTTCCTCTACTGCGCCTGCTCCTATTTCCGCGCTCGTAATGTCGCCTATAAGGTTAAATGTGGCGCTGCTTGTAGTACCTACGTTTTCGTATAGTCCCTTGGTTCCGTTGCCCGCGTCTGTCTTTAAGAAAAGTGCGCTCTTTGCAAAACCGCTATAGCCTGTCGGTAGCGTGGTGCCGTGGGCTATTACTATATTGTCGTCCGCGTCTTTTATAGTAATTCGGTTGTTAAGGTATAGCGCGTAATTTGCTAATACCGCCGCTTGGTCGGTAGTCTGTA